AACGATGTCTTGGACTTGCTCATTAGTTAAAGTCGCAGTTATAAACCCTGCTCCATTTGTTAATTGATTTGTATTTGTGACATTAGTTGCCCCTGTAGCAATTCCATCTAACTTATTTTTTAGTGTCGTTGTGAAATTATTATCTGTTTGGCTGGCAACAACAAAATCAAGAGTTCCATCTGAGTCTTGATAAGTTACTGTTATCCCTGTTTCAGTATTACTAGAGACCATTGCCCCGACAATATCTTGAACTTGCTCGTTTGTGAGTGTTGCTGTTATGTAGCCTGCACCATTTGTTATTGCATTATTGTTAAGAGATATATTGGCTGAACCATCAAAGCTTACCCCTGCAATAGTTCTTGCTGTAGCAAGTTTTGTTGCTGTGGCTGAGTTACCAGTACAAGAGGCAGATGACCCAGTTGTATCTTGGTTTAAAGTTCCTACGACAAAATCTAAAGTGCCGTCACCGTCTTGGTAGGTAACAGTAATACCTGTTTCTGTATTACCAGTAACCATACCGCCAACAACATCTTGAATATTTTCTGTGCTTACATTGGTTGCTCCACTAGCAATTCCATCAAGTTTTGAACCGTCTGAAGCTAGATCTCTGCCATCTACTGTTCCATCACAGCTAATATTACCAGTTACTGAAACTCCCGAAGTGTTTATCTGAAGTCTTGTTGTCCCTGCTGGTTTAATATTTACAATATCACTTCCAGCGAAGTTAATATTGGTGTTATCATCTGCATCACCTTTTATAGTATCTAAAGCAATAGTTCCAACATTTGTAATATCATTATCTCCAAAAGAAACATCACCGCTAAAAGTACCGCCAGCCGAAGGCATAACTCCTGATAATTTACTTACAGCTATTGCGGCACTTGAATTTATATCAGCATTTACAATAGTATCATTTGCTATCTTGGCAGATGTTACAACTCCATTGTCGATTGTAAAGGTGTCGCCTGAGTTCGATACTGTTATGTCGCCTTTATCTCCATCATCTATACCGCCACCACCTGATATTTCAGCTACAGATCCGTTATCTTTCTTTGTAAATAATTTTCCATTATCAGTTCTAATTGCTACTTCACCAACGACTAAATCACTTGCACTTGGGTCGCTGCCACTTGCGTTTTTAAGTTTGATTGTGACCGCCATGTGTTTACCTCCTAGTGTTTGTTACCTCCTATCAATATGTACCCCCATTAACATCAAAACCAGACGTTGCACCATCTTCTAAAAATGTGACCAAATCGCTTAATGCTACTTGCTTCATAGTTCCATTATCATTCATAACCATACGATCAGCAGTTGCTAAAGTTGTTGAAGATGCGGATGTATTTCCATCCATTATATTTAATTCTGTTGTAGTAGCTGTAACCCCATCCATTATGTTTAGTTCAGAGGTCGTTGCAGTAACACCGTCCATAATGTTTAGCTCAGACGTTGTAGCTGTAACACCGTCCATGATGTTCAACTCTGAAGCAGTAGCAGTAACTCCATCTAAAATATTAATTTCTGATGCTGTTGCTGTAACTCCATCAAGAATATTCAACTCAGCAGTCGTAACAGTTGCTCCGTCTAAAATTGCTACTTCAGTTGAAGTCAAAGCAGCTAAGGCCGCAGCCGCACCAGATTGACAACCTGACAAAGTATCTAAATCAGCGTCATGAGCTTGAACATTTGAACCTATGGCCAAACCTAATGCAGTCCTCGCAGCAGACGCACTTGTGCTACCTGTACCCCCATCAGAAATTGCTAGTGTTCCAGTAATTGAACTTGCTGCAAGATCAACAGCAATTTCACTTGACTCAATAACTAAACCACCATTTGATTTGAGATCAACAGATAAGGTATTACCACTCTTTGATAGGCCATCAGATGCCACCACCTGACCCGCTCCCGAAAACTGAACAAAGGTAAGATTATTAGTGCCTACAACCGCTGATCCCTTGTCCGAACTACAAACAAAGCCATTGTCTGCATTAACTGTACCTTTTTCAACAAAAGTAAACATTCCAGCCGCATCAGCCCCAGCAGCTAAGTCATCAGCCCTTGCTGGTGATGAACCGACTATGTAGATACCATTCTCGGACGCACTAGACTGGTCTTTTACCAATACTCGATCATTGGTTGATAAAGTTACACCATCTAAAGTGTCTCCATTATTAAGAGCAGTTGCAATAGTAATATTTGCAGTTGTAGCGGCCTTGACTGAATCTTTTATATCCAAGCCTTGTGCAACTCCATCAACATAACCTTTGTTTGCTGCGTCAGCATCAGCAGTTGGATCAGCTAAGTTTGTAATCTTTTGACTGTTTAAACTAACTGCTCCATCAGGTGCTGTAAATTCATTTAATTTTAATAAATCAGCCGCAACTAAAGCTCTAAATGTAGGTGCAGCAGCCGATCCACTCGTAGGGCCAGCTAAGATTGCATTTGCACTCCTTGTATCTGTCTTATTAAAAAACGCTCCAGAACCACCAACAGTGATAATTGAACTTGCAGATGGTGGGGTTGATCCATTATCACCAAAACCATAATATAATTTCAGATCCGCTTCATTAAATGCTAATTCTGATGGAGATAAACTAGAGGGCGAACCCGCACTGCCAGAGGCTGCTCTTTTTTTAATTCTTATAGTATTTGACATGATCTAAAAATTACCTCCATTAACGAGTGTGAGTTTTGTGGTTGTAGCATCTGCTTTAAATTTAGCAGAACTTGAGTCATAGTAAATAACAGAGCCGTCAACCTTGTCGGTATCCACGAGGTCAAAACCAACTGGGCCTTGTGGCCCTGCGGTGGCCACTGTAACAACAGTTGCATCACTTTCATTAACTGTTACTGTATTTTTTGTTTCTGTGATGTTTACAGTGGTCATGTGGTGTAACCTTCACTTACATATATTGTACCTTCTAAATAATATTCTTTTAATCCAGAGGGATTTGTAAGTAAAACGTCATATTTAAGTTCATTTGGACTAAAAGTTGCAGTCTGTGTATCAGTTAATGCAATATCAACAGTTCCAGCAGTTCTGCTTGTATAAGTCACCGCAAAATCTGCATATTTTGTTGTTCTTGTTTCTTCCCATACTTGAGCAGCAAGAGTAAAACCAGTTAAGTCTATTGCATCACCGTTGCTATCTTTAAAAATAAGGGTCAATGGAAAATCAGCCCTTCTTTGAATAGTAAAATCTTTTTGTGCTGGATTAATTGCCACTTTTAACTAGGTTTTGGGTACTTAGCTTTTACTGCTGCAATATGATCTTTCCATGTTGTCGTACCATTTACAGCGTCCTTATATTGCATATCTAACTGGTCTCCTATAGAAGCATAAATAGTATCTGTTGTTCCAGCTTCACCTGTTCTTTGTCGTTGATATAAAGTTGCAGCAGCTTCAGAATCTAAGGTTGTCTGTGCAGCATCAACTTTACTTTGCTCAAGGGTTATTGGTGTTCCGTCAGATGCAAACGCATTAGACCCATCTATGTAAGAACAATTTGGATAAGCCTTAAATATTGCGTCATGTTGGTTATCAAAATTACTCATGCTGCAATCTCCATCAATGTGATAGTTGATGCACCTCTAGCTAATTGGGATTGACTACTATCATCATTATGAACACGATTTACGTGAACAGTCGAAGAACTAAAAGCTGCGTTACTTATTTTCACTCCATATGTAGTGCTGCTAGTTGTTGAAGGAGAGTCTAAAAATGTCATGCCACAATATCCATGACTATCAGCATTTCTTGTTGCTCCAAAACTACTTACTCTTTGTTGACTTCCATTAGCATCCCCCCTGCAAATTTGTGTAGAACCTCTAAATAGATTTAAATAGATACCTACATCACTACTATTACCAACTGTAAGATCAACCCTAACTAAAATTTTATGTGATGAACTTTTTGGAGTTATTGACTGAGAAAAAATAATAGCAGTCATAGTGTCTTTAGCTAAGTTCGTATGAGAAAAAGCATCTGTTTTAACAGTTGATACTACTTGAACAATTCTGCCGCTATCTGAATCTGAGCCATCACCATAATTAACAGGCATTATGAAACCTCCGTTAAATTAAACTTGTACTTTTTGCCAGTCCGATTGTTAATCAAGAAAAGATCCCTATGTCCTTCTTGTATAGTATAACTCCCCCAAGTCATGTCAACGTCATTTTTACTGCCCTCGTTAGATAAATTAAAGTCATTTACAAATAAATTAGCCCACCTTAAAGTGCTTGAACCAAGATCATGGGTATTATTTGCGGCTGGTGTTAAAGTGGTCAACCCTGTCATGTTTTCTTTTGTGATAATTGTGCCTGTATGGTCAGGCAGAGTAAGAGTTCTATTACTTGTAACTGTCCCAGCTTTAATCTCAACATAGTGGCTATCATCACTATCAAAAAATCTAACTCCTTTAGTGCCTTTTAAACTTAATCCATTTTGATCAATAAACGCTCTCTCAGTGCCAGCAAATGTGAGTCCTATTTGATTACTTGCTTTTTTGAATAATCCTGTTGTACTATCTCCAAAATGAATTGATGGAGCAGAGGCAGATCCAGCAGAGGCAGCTAATACACCAGTAAGTGTTCCTCCTGATAAAGATAAGAAACCAAAGTTTGTTTGACTTACATTACCTAACGTAACAAAAGCTGAGTTAGCACCATTTCTAATTTTTAATAAATCTGTATCACTATCAATATGTAACTGATAAGCGGCTAAATTAGCCGACCCTGATGGATCACCCGCTGCACTATTAACTGTTCTTAAGGATTCTAATATATCTTTAAGGGCGGTTCTAACTGCTAAACCAGTTCCATTGTCAGGTGAAAAATTACTTGAAGATTCTTTGCCAGTTGAATTAACTCTTGCCATTAGTTATGCACCTTTTCCATATCCTAACGCTTGAAACGTAAATTTCACATCTATTACTGTATTTGATGAGTTCTTAAAAACGATTGTAAATCCCGCACCGCTTATAGAACTTAAAAGAAAAAATGCACCGCTTGGCAAGTCCTCTGGAGCTATAGATATAGATGGAAGAAAAGCTGAAGTTGAACCACCAATATCACTCGTACCTGTGAAGAATGGCTTACCAAAAACAACAGCTAAACCGCTTGCACTTGTTCCAGACTGTAAAGGTGTAGAAATAATATTTCCACTTGATTGATATTTGTTTTCAGTTCTTGATGGCAAAAAAGCATCAAAACCTAATTCAGTAAATTTTATATTTTCGTTTGCATCAACAGAAATTAAATTTGAGGTAAATTTAAAAGATCTTCCAACGAATGAAGCGTTAGTCAAATTCTGTAAAGTAGTGAAAGAACTGTTGTCAGTTGATGTTTGTACCTGTAATTTACTCTTTAACCTTTCACTTCCAGCACCATCAAAATTTAATCTAGCGTCAAGATCCGCTATTGAATCAAACAAGTCTGAAACATTAAAACCTTCACTTTTGATATGTCTTGCTAGTCTTAAATTTGTAAAGACAGAACCTAAATCAAAAACTGAAGCAAATTCATAAGTTCCTGTTAGATTATTTGCTGGGTTTGTAAGTTGCAAAGAACCTGACACTACACTTACGTTAGTTTTTGTTCCACTAAAAGCTGTTTGTTCTCTTTGACTTTTAATTAAAAGTTCATCTTGTATCTCTGGCAAAGATAATTCAACTTTTGCCTCTGTAGTCGATAAGCGTCCACCTAAATCTTTGAATTTAAGAGAATAAGTTCCTGTTAAAGCTGGTAGAATTATTTCATTTGTAGATCCATTTATATTTTCATTAAGATCAGTAGAATTAGTAAATGAAGCCTGTGCTAAAGAATTGGGAGTATGCCTTATTACACAATTACCACCAAATTCAACATCCAGACTTGTTGTTTTTGTCCATGATAATTTTACCTGTGCATTGTTTATTGGTTCAATTTCAAAATTTGTTGGATTTTCTGGTACAGCAGTCAAACCAAGAGTGTTTACAATTTTTTCTGTTGGTCTTGCACTTCTTTCACCATTACTATTTAAAGTATAAATCTGTATATTGTAAGAACCCGACTCTGAAGGTAAAATTTCATGTTCTGATTGTTGAGTTGTAATTACTACTGGATTTTCATTATCTTTTCTATAAATTAATTGATAACCAGATGCACCCTCAACAGTTTGCCAGTCTATAAATAGCTTAGGAACAGGTCTATTATTATTTAAAACAATTTTTTCCTCTATAGCTTTTGATCCATCTGCACCATCTATTATTAATGGTGATGGCAAAAGACTTGTAAGTAAGTTTACATTTTTAACTGGCAACTGTTCACCATCCTCAACAGCTTGATATTTTCCAGAATTATGGATTACAGCAACAACTGAAAAAGTTTTTTTATCATTTTCTTTAACATTTAACACTCTATAAGATAAAACAGATAATGACCCTGATTCTAAAATATATGGACTATTCAGCACTGGTGCTGATGAAAAATTAGAAGATGTATTGACAATATTTCCACCACTATAAGATGTGATAGTTTTTGTTTCGACTGAGCCATCTGACAGCATACAGCTAATCGTTGGAGAATCGTTTATATCTGGTAAATTTGTTTGTGTTATATCATCAAGTGTAACTTGACTGACACTAGCTGCTTTGACCAAACCTCCTCTTCTTGTGGCTGCTTTTACTCTGTCAGAAATACCAATAATATCACCAATTCTTAAAACAGATCCAGCAGCAATATTTGTTTCAAAGGCGACTGTTTCTGTTTGCGTTTGTTGTGTATTTAAAAACCATTTTCCGACTCTTTGAGCTTGCCCTCTAGAAGTTATACCAAAAGTAGTAATTGTTTTTGTCTGTGTGCCAAATTTTGATTGAGCAGAGCTATCTTTAACAGTCACATAATCTATTTCTTGAGTTTCTAAGTCAAAATATGAAACATTAATAACATTGAATCTTGTTTTTGCTGAAGATCCAGCATAAATGAAATCGCCATTTACAACATTTGTATTATTAAAAACATAGTTAAAACTAACCGCACTTGGATTACTTAAATCTTGAGGAGCATCTTGAGCAATTTTAATTACACCTTCCTCGTAAAAAGGTGTTGCTCTCATCACTGAACATATATCTTTAATAACTGCCATAGCATCCCTTCTCGATTGTATATTTGCATTTATAGAGAATCTTGGCTCTTGACCTCCATTACCATCATCTACTAATTCACTGCAATATTTGCTTACACCAAAGAAAGTAAATGGGTCAAGTTCTGTCTCTGGTATTGCACACCCACTAATTGTGTCTGTTAAAAGATCAAATAACACCCAAGCTGGGTCAGAAGTCCATTCCTTATCTGCTTTAAAACTACCGTCAAATGTACCAGAATATACCAATCGTCCATTTGAATAATCAACAGTTGAGTTGTGCGGTATTTTTACAAGTTTTCCTCTCACTCTAAAGACTCGATTAGGGGCAGATGTAAACAATTCAGAGGAAAATCTTAGTGAAGAATATGCAATATTGGGATAATTATTTTTTTCATTAATAATTTGTCTGACTTCAGCAAGTCTCATTGTGTTAAAAGTATTTTCATCCCCTACGTCATTTTCTCTTTCTATTGATACAACTACAGGAAAAAAAGAACCTGAAGCTCCAGCAGTGTTTCTGTTAAATCCTGATAGTTTTTGTAAATCTATTCCAAAATCTCTGTTATAAGGGTTAAAACTTTTTCCGCTTACGGTTTCTTGAATTACATTCTGTGCAGTTCCATTATTAGGATTGACTTTTATTAAAACTTGCACTGAAGTAGATTCTCTATTTCCACTTTCAGTGTTTACTTTAAAAAATTGGTCAAATTTTGCTTTAATCTGAACAAAATCTACCTCTGTGTTAGTTATTGTTGCTGATCTTGGGGTTGCACTACCTCCGACAGGAAAAGAACATTCTTGGTTTTTATCACCTGTAGAAACTTCGCTTATTTGTTGTGCAGCCGCATTTAAAACAGCATTATTTGCTGTCCCATCTTGAAATTCAAAAGTAATTTTATCTTGTTGATAATTAAATTCTGAGTCGTTAGGGTCTGTATTACTTGCATCACCCTGTAAGACAGCAGTTTTATTTAAAAATAAATCTTTAAGAAAAGCATTTTTGAAAGCTGTGCTAGTTTTATCCGTTATTCTTGCTTTGCTTGCTGTCGCAGATCCCTCTATTTGTCCTTCAGCTAATGCGTCAACAACAGTACCAAAATCAATAGACTTTAAAAGATTTTCTGGTAAGAGAGCATCTATTATTTCTCTAATAGGAAAAACCATTTTTTTAACTGTTTACGACTTGAAAAGTATCAATGGAAGAACTTACAACTGTACTTCCAATCAGAGTCTCTCCATATACTATGTTAATTGGAACACCTTGTTTTGAATTATTTAAAAGCCCAGTAAATACAAAACTAGGGTCTTGGGGATCTTCTTGTCTTTGAGCATTTTTTGGTTTTGGATCAGGGGTGAGCATATCCTGTATACCATTTATCATTAGATTGATTCCATATCTTTGAACCCATGGCCCTATCACAGGAATAAAACCACCAACCACTGTCAATCCAAATCCTAAAAGAGTTTTAAATAATCCCTCACCATGTATAACAGGAATTATTTTTATATCACTTTCTGTCTGTAGATCTAACATATCTCCCCATATTCTCAAATCACCAGCCATGACACAATATTCTTGATCTTTTATATGTTCATTTACACCATCAAAGTTATTGATTAAAAAACTAAATGCTTCTCTCGGACTGTTAGCTTTAATCTCAAAAGTAGATTGACCTACTAACTTTCTTAATCTTCCATAAATAGTTAATTTAATCATTTATCTCAGTAGGATATAAAACAATGATAGATTCTGTTTTTGGTTCAACAATATAAAAAGGTAGGTCAACACTTTTACAGCAATCTTTGTCAGCTTTACTAAATTCTAATTCACAGTCAGGATGGCTATGCACTATACCAAGAACTTCTCCTTGATCTTCCCCAGCGGCATAATCCAAGGGGTCAATAACAAAAGCTTTTTCTCGATACATTTTACAAATATTTTTACACCTCCAATAAGTCTCAACACCATCTAAATCAATTATCAATCCACAAGACTCCTCTGGATAACATTCTTGAGCGTGTTGAAAAGCCTCTGTTGACCAAGTAAAATATTTCATTAGACAAATGTACCTACTGCTGGAAACAAGTCTCTTGTCACGACTCTTTGCGGAATTTGTCTGTTTTGTAGATCATGTGCTGCTGTAAGCTCAAACTCTATTATTCTTCTATTTTCTGTAGCTTTTCTATCAATCACAAATATTTCATCACGCAATCTATCTGCACTCGGAGTTCCAAAAGGGTTTGAACCTGATGCAAAATTAGCATTATCTAAAGCTGAAGCAAGTGGCATTTTTCTTGTAATTTTGGCATCTACAAGATCGTTGTGTGGTGTTACTAAATTTACATTATTTAAGAAGTCACTCATGGTAATCACAAGACCTGTGGCTGGATTTTGAATAATACCACCAACGTTGGAAAAAGTTATTAAAGGTCTTGGAACAACACCCTTTGAATTTCTTTCAAACCCAGAAACTTTTACCGCCACTCTTTGATAAGCGTTTGATTGATATATAACTTCACCAAAATTATTAAGATTTGCACCAGCATGAAATCTATAGACAGTAGGTAAGCTTTGTGGATTTCCAGCAGCTATGTGAGTTCCCACTGTAAGTTCAAGTTCAAATAATTCAATAACAGAACTGGGATTAATTTTATTTAATTCAGTGAAAGGAATTGCCATTATGCCTCGAATACCTCTCTAAATACACAAGTAAGTCTTACTCTATTTAAGTAAGGTATTGATCTTGGAAAATTATCGCAAACAAATTTCCTTGAAGATGATTCACTTGGTAAAGTGTAATCAAAAGATGCACCATCATCAATTCTTGCATTAAGAAAAGTAATCGCTGTATCAGCATCAGTTTGTGAAAGTTCAAAAACTAAATTAACAGTCAAAGGGTTTCTGTTTAATCCCTCAGTCAATCGTTGTTCAAAGTTATCTCCAAAAGTTACGACATTTACTGCTGGCTTAGGAGTAAATCTAGTATTATAAGCTGGGTTTGTGATTGGGAATGTAGCCATTAACTTAATAAACCTCCAGATCTTTTTTGAGTTACTATTTCAGCTTGAATCGCTGCGGCAAGTTGCTCACCAAACTGCGTTGCATCTGAATTATTACCAGCAACCTCAGTATTAGATACATCCACATTTACAACAATATTATTAGTGATAGATTCTCCTCCTATTTGATTGTTTGGGATAATTGTGCCAGAAGTAGAGGGAACAAATAACTCAGGCCCACGCTCTCCAACTATTGAAGCTTTACCTACAGGCGGCCTTCCACCATCTGCAAATAATCCTCCTAATACCTTGCCAAGAAATCCACCTAAACCTTTGCCACCGTCTGAGCCTTTACTAAAGTTTTCAGCAAATCCATCAAATAATTTGTCTAATGCAGAATCTAACATTTTGTCTCTGATTCTATTAAGGACACCAACCATAGCCTCACCAAATGTTTTTGCTCCTGTAATTGCGTCTTTTAAATTATTTTTGATACTATCTTCTATCACTTGACCTACTTCAAGCATTGTCTCTTTTAATTTTTTTGCAGCCTCTTGTTTCTGTTCAATAAGTAATTTACCTTCTTTAAGTTTTTTATTGTTTTCTAAATGAACTAATAATTCCTCTAACTGCTCACCTTTAAACTTTTTTTGTAATTCAATTTTTTCAAGATCAAATTCTTTTTGAATTTTTGCTTCTGCTGTTAATTCTTTTGCTATTTCATTACTTTTACTTAAATTTTTATTTGATTCTTGTAAGTTTTTCTTAATTTTTTCAAATTCTATAGAAAGTTCTCTAGCTTCTGCTTTTTCTAATGCTTCCTCTAATAATTCAAGTTTATTGTTTGCAGCCTCAATATCTTTTGCCAACCCTTTTGCCTCTGCTGATCTTCCATCAGTTTCAAGAGTTTTAAGTAACACCCTGACGCTTTCAATGGCTGCTTTTGTATCATTGATTCTTGCGGTTATATCTGCAACACTACCTTTTTCCAACAAATCATTAAATTCTTGTTGGATATTTTTTGTTTTCATTAAACTTGCGGCAAGCAGACCAAGAGCAATAACAACTAAACCTATACCAGTTTTTGCAAGTGCCACTTTAAAAGTATTTGCTGCAATTGCCGCAGTAGCAAATCCAGCAGAGGTAGCCGCTAATGTTGCCTTTGTTCCAACCAAAATTCCTGTAAATATTTTAAATCCAGCAGCTAATCCAATAATATTTACTTTAAGAGCTATCATTTGAGGAATAACAAATGCCGCAGCCACAGATAAAGCTTTAATCGCTAAAACAGCACCTGTAATAATTAAGGCAACTTGCCCTTCCTCACTATCAATGAAATTTGTAAAAGCTTCTACTAATGAGGCTAAAGCTACTGCTCCGTCTGCCAACGCAGGGGTAAGTTTTGATCCAACCGTTAGCTGTAATTCTAATAATTCATTATTTAATTTTTTAAACTTTTCTGCGGGTGATTCGTCAATAATATCTTTTATTTGTTTTCCTAAACCTTCAGCGGATTTTGATAAAGCTCTAATAATAATGTCAGATTTTAATAAGCCTTTTGATGCAAAATCTTTTAATTTACCAGACGCTATCCCTGTTTCATCAGAAATAGCTTTTAATAACTGTGGGACTTGTTCTGCAATACTTCTAAATTCATCACCCTGCAAACGTCCAGAACCTAAGCCCTGAGCCAACTGTGTAAACGCTGCACTGGCTTCTGTAGCATTTAAACCAGCGATTTTAGCAATACTGTTAAATCCAAAAAATGTCTTTTCAATATCAGCTAATTCAACTCCTAAAGGTCTTAATCTTGCAAAAATATCAGTAATTCCTTGAGTCGCCTCAACAATAGATAAATTAAATTTGTCTTGTGCTTTTGTAACAAGGTTCTGAACTTGTGCAAACTCTCCAAATTCTGACGTAAGAACTCTCATTCTTATTTGTAAAGCTTGAAAGTTCGCTGTAGTTTTAACAGTATTTCTTGCGAGTAATCCTATACCTATCCCAGCAATCGCAGTTCTTAACCCACCAAAAGACTTCTGTAATTGATTCGTCTTATTCTGAACACCTTGCAAGGCTTTAGTAGCACCTCTAGCATCAACAGTGAGTTTTACATTTGCCTGTGCCACAAATAAAAAAAGCCTTTATTATATATTACCTTGAATTGCGTTTTTGTCGTTGCAAAGCTTTTTTTTCTTCGTCAGCTTTAATTTCATAATATCCAGCCCAATAGATAAGCTCTGCCTCTGTCATGTTGAGTCTCAGTTCTTGAACTGTTTTGCCGAGTTCTGTTGCTAGGAAAAACTCAAATCTAAGCCAAGCATCCCCGCTTATTCTTTTTTTGCCGTATTAATATCTAGTTCAATATCATTTAAAAAAAGTTCTAAATCATTTAAAACCTTTTCTGGTAATTGTCTTTGAAGAATAGGGGCATCTGACATATCAAAAGCTAAAGTCCCATCTTCTTTCTCTGCCATCTGACAAAGAAGCTGTGTTGATATGACTAAAGCATCAGCATTAGCACCCGCTAGTTGTTGTGCTTTAACTCTTGCATATCTGGTAATAGGTTTAAAATATAAAGTCATAATGACTTCATCTTTAGAGTTTTTTACGTCAAATTTTCTTCTTGTGACCATTTCATCTTGAAATGCTCCAAGTAATATGTCTGCTGATCTTTGGGTTGCCATAAATAAATGCGAAGAATTTTACTTTTTAGATTGCTGAGGTAATTGTGCCAGATGGCTTGAATGTGATGCTAATTGTGTTTACGTCACCTATAGATGAACTCTGTTCAAAGTTAGTAATTAAGCCGCTGAAGCTTATTTTTTTAGTTCCGCTTGCACTATCAGGAAAAAGCTCAAAAGATGCTGTTCCAGCGTCACCTGTAGTCAATACACCATCAACAAAAGTAGCTGTTTCACCAGATGCCGCAGCGTCATAAACCAATTCAGCAGAACCCTCACCCTCGATAAGTCCACCAACAAATGATTTAAAAGTATCACCTTGCACAGTAGTCTCTTGTGTATCTTTTGTGATAGACATAGACCATGATCTAGTGCCTAAAACTGGGTTTACTGAAGAGCCGCCATCATCAAATTTGACTTGCCCGACATCACCTTTTACAGCAGCCATAACAATAAAAAATAAATATTTATAATTATATTACCCTTTTTTTGGGTTTTTTACAGCTTTTGCCTCTGCTTTTTGCTTTTCCATATATCGTCTGCATTGATGATCCCAGTATTGTGGTTCTCTTCTGCCTTTTACAGCTTCGATAGCGTCTAGCATTTCTTCTGTAATTTCCATAATTAAAGATCCTCAAATATTTGGAATGTCACTCTGATCTGTGTTTGAAATTTACCTTGTGGGTTTGACTCAGAAACTTCTGGGCCTACAGGTGAATCGAAAATGACATTTGAAACTGTAGTCCTATTGTATAAGTCTCTAATTCGTTTGCAAATAGTAAAGTTCTCTCCAGAGCCGACACCCTGTTTTGTAAATACATTTATAACAACTAATCCAGCTAAAAAATTTGTGGAATTTGTACTGCCTCCCTGCGTTAGATAATCATTTGACGCAAAACTTATGGTGCATTGAATAAAAGTGTCAACATCTGTTGCATCAAAAGGAACATTTGAAAAAACTATTGGAATTGGTCGCCCTGTCCTAAATTCATCCCTTAATCTTGTTTCGATAGTTGATCTTACTGTGTTTAAATTTACTTCAGCCATTTATATGCCCCTTACTATTTTTTCATATTCTCTTTTAGCATAAACTTCTAATTCTTTACCTATTAACTCAGGAAATCCCTCAACAGTGTTTTGTCTAGTTCTATAAAGACCGCCCCAAGAAGGTGGTTT